TCTGCCAATATATCCCCGAAAACAGACATAAACACACAAAGTGGACCTTGCTTGGGCCAGCCTAAACAGAGTTTGAGCTAATGAGTACCAAACCTAAACAGACCTTACGGGGGCTAGTGCAACCGCGGTTACATAACGTTTTGTTATCAGGGCCTACTAGGGGCGGTGAGGTTGCAGAGCTTGCCGAGCGTATCGGTCTGCCGCTTTTACCGTGGCAGCGCTTTGTCCTAGATGATATGCTCACAATAGATAAAAATAAACAATTTATTAGGCGTACAAACCTAGCAATATGCGCCCGGCAAAACGGTAAGACTCATTTAGCGCGTATGCGTATATTAGCTGGCCTGTTTTTGTTCAATGAGCGTAATCACATAGTAATAAGCTCTGCTAGGTCTATGGCCCTTACTACCTTTAGAGAGGTAGCTAATGCTATTGAAGATAGCACCGACCTAAAGAAGCAACTAAAGAAAATACTTTATACAAACGGTAATGAGGCCATTATCTTAAAAAGCGGCGCTAGGTTAGATGTTAGAGCTGCTACCCGCGATAGCTCTAGAGGTGCTAGCGCTAATTTTCTATTTATAGATGAGTTACGGGAAATAGACCAAGAAGCCTACGCAGCTGCTCTACCTGTAACCCGCGCTAGGCCTAATAGTCAGACCCTAATGGCTAGTAATGCTGGAGATGCCTTTAGCACTACGCTTAACGACTTACGCGAGCGCTGCCAAAGTAATCCGCCGCCGTCTTTGGGCTATTACGAATATAGCGCCCCGCCATTTTGCGCGTTAGATGACCGTAAAGCGTGGGCAGCTGCAAACCCGGCGCTTGGCATACTGATAACTGAGGAAACCTTGCAAGAAGCGCTAACGGTGCAGACTACAGAGCAATTTAGGACAGAGAGCCTTAGCCAATGGATAGATAGTTTGCAAAGCCCGTGGCCCTTTGGCTCTGTTGAAGATAGCAGCGATATAAACCTAAAGATGAGTCCCGGGCCGCTTACTGTTTTTGCCTTTGACGTTAGCCCTAGCCGCCGTGATGCCAGCCTAGTAATGGGCCAACTGCTACCTAATGGCAAGATAGGCCTAGCAGTACTAGAAACCTACAGCTCACAGGTAGCAGTAGATGAAGTTGTAGTAGCAGCCTCAATAAAAAAATGGGCTGACCTGTATTACCCGCGTTTAGTCTGTTACGACAAATACACTACTGCCAGTATTGCTCAAAGGCTACAAAATGCAGGGGTACAGACCCGGGATATATCGGGGCAGACCTTTTACACCGCCTGTAGCGATATGTACGATGCTTTAGTAAATGACAGGCTAAGGCATAGCGGGCAAGATGCGCTAATACAACAAATGGCTAACTGTGCAGCTAAACAAACCCCAGATGCTTGGCGTATTGTTAGGCGTAAGTCTGCCGGGCCTGTAGATATACCTATAGGGCTAGCTATGGTTATACATATAATGGCGCAACCTGTAGCAGAGGCTAAAGTATATGCCTAGACACGCCCAAGCCTAAACTCTGTACCTATACTTGACTTTTAGGTAATAATGCCCCAATGGGATTACTAGAAACTATAGGGCTGCGTAAAAAAGACATAGAGGCGCAATTATCGCCGCCTATTATGCAACAAACTTACGGCGCGGGTGTTTATAGTTTTGGCGGTTTATACAATACAAACGGCGTACCGTTTATAGATAGAAACTTGAGTTTACAGGTCCCAGCGGTGAGTAGGTGCCGTAACTTAATCTGTGGAGTAATAGCAAGTATAGATTTAGAGCTAATACAAAAAAGTACAGGCCGTAAATTACAAAGCCCTGTTTGGTTAGACCAACCGGACATAAGACAGCCACGCAGCGTTACCATAAGTTACACCGTGGACAGTTTATTAATGTACGGGGTGGCGTATTGGCGTGTAACGTCACTTTATGAAGATGACGGCAGGCCTAGTGGCTTTGAGTGGGTAGCTAATACACGCGTTACAGTAACTACAGATAAATACGGTGATGAAGTAGATTATTACTCAATAAATGGGCAGCGCGTACCAGATAGCGGCGTAGGGTCTTTAGTAACTTTTCAAAGTTTGTTACCCGGGGTATTAGAAACAGGCGGGCGCACAATACAGGCCGCGTTAGATATACAAAAAGCGGCAAGCGTTGCAGCTGCTACACCTATGGCAACAGGATTTATTAAGAATAGTGGGGCAGATTTACCAGAGGCACAAATTAGCGGCCTACTGGCAGCGTGGAAAGCCGCGCGTAACTCACGCAGTACGGCTTATTTAACTAGCACGTTAGATTATCAAACTGTGGGTTACTCACCTAAAGAAATGATGTATAATGAGGCCTCACAGTATTTAGCAACAGAAATTAGCCGATTAATGAACGTTCCGGCATATTATATTAGTGCAGACCTCAACAATTCTATGACATATCAGAACATATTAGACGGGCGCAAAGAGTTTATAGCTTATTCATTACAGCCGTTTATAAGCGCTATTGAAAATAGGCTAAGTATGGACGATGTAACAAGGCGCGGTAATCAGGTGCGTTTTGCACTAGATGATACATTTTTACGCGCTGATACTTTGTCACGTTTGGAAGCTATAGAAAAAATGCTAAATCTAGGTTTAATTGATTTAGAGCAGGCGCAAAGTATGGAAGAACTAAGCCCAACCGGACTAACAGAGAGGCCCACAAATGCTATTAACGTTTAGCGGCAACATAGAGGCAGTAGATAACGGCGATAGGCGCACGATTAGCGGCAAAATTGCACCGTATGGAGAAGTAGGTAACACAAGCGCCGGGCGCGTAGTTTTTGCAGAAAACTCTATAACTGTGTCAGAGCCAAGCAAGGTAAAACTATTAATGTCGCACGATAATTCTAAGCCGGTAGGCCGTATGCAGAGCGTTACTAGCAATAAAACCGGACTTTATGGCAGCTTTAAGGTAAGCGCTAGCACCCGGGGTAGTGATGCAATTTTGCTTGCACAGGAAAAATTAATGGACGGCTTGAGTGTAGGTGTAGAGGTAGAGGACTCACGCCAAGAAAAAGATTATCTGCTAGTTACGGCTGCTACCTTGAAAGAGGTATCTCTAGTAGAGAGCGCTGCATTTCCAAGCGCTGCCGTGTTAAAAATTGCTGCACAAGAAAACGCAGTAGATGAAAACCAACCAACAGAAACGACAGGAGAAACCGTGGATAAAGCCCCGGAAGAAATGGCATCAGAGGCAACATTTTTGCCAGACGGTGCGACAGTAACGCTAAAAAGCGTTAGCTATGAGTCAAAAGATGCCGAGGGCGTTACCGAACCGGTAGAGGCCAGCCGCAGAATTATTAAGCCAAGTGCGCTTAACTCACAAAGAGTACGCACACCGATTACAAATATGGGCGCATACACAGAGCATAAAATTAAAGCTGCTCTAGGTAATGATGAGTCAAAGCTATATGTAACAGCTGCAGATGATAGCTGGACTACAAACCCTGCATTTAATCCAACGCAATACTTAACAGAGTTTATTACAAACACACGTTTTCCACGCAGCGCTATAGATGCTTGCAGCCGTGGAGTTTTGCCACCTAAGGGCAACACAATTAACGTACCTGCACTTGTAGACTCAAACGGCGGGCTAAATGGTGTAGCACCTACCGTTACTGTAGAGCCAGAGGCCGGAGCTGTATCTAATACAGGTACGGTTACTGAGTATCTAACTGGTACTGTAAATAAGTACTCGGGTATGAATACACTAAGTATTGAGTTGCTTGAGCGCACAGATAATCCAGGATTTTTTGCCGAGCTTACACAGCAAATGCAAAATTCTTACATGAACGCAACAGACCAAGCAGTAATTACTGCAATTAACGCAACAGGCTTTACTAGCACAGGCGTAGCAGCTACAGCGGCAGGTATAATTTCTTACACCGCTGAAAGCACAGCTAACGTCTACAAAAACAGCGGCTACTTTGCACAAAACTTTGTAGGCAGCACAGGTATCTATAATTTGCTATTAGGTGCAGTAGATACCACAGGCCGCCCAATTTTTAACGCTTATCAGCCAAATCCGTCAGCACTTGCTAACGCAGCTGGTCAGGTAGCTAATAACTCTGTACGCGGTAACGTATTAGGTCTAGACCTTTACGTAGACAGATTTATGACCGCTGGAGTTGCTGATAACTCTGCGTTTATTCTTGCCCCAGAGGCATTTACTGTTTATGAAAGCCCACAGGCTTATATGAGCGTAAACGTAGTATCAAACCTACAAGTACAGGTAGCTATTTACGGCTTTATGGCAACCATTGCCAAGATTCCATACGGTATCTGCCGCCTAAATATCAGCTAATAAATAACTAATAGTCTGGTAGGGCCTTAGCCCTTTGGCTCTACCAGACCTACAAAGAAAGGTACAAATATGCCAGCCACATACGTTACAGCTGCAACACTTAAAGCATCACTTGGCGTAGGCACTTTGTACGATAGCTACACTTGGATAGAGGACACCTGCCAGACGGCGCAAGATTTAATAAATGGTTTTCTATGGTTTGACTCTGCACCGGTGGTGGGAACTGCGTTAGTAAATAACGTAGCTACCGTGATGATAGCCAACCCCGGCCTATTTACTACTGGCCAAACCGTCACAGTAGCCGGGGCTGGCGCTACTTTTAACGGCAGCTACACAATTACAAGTACCTTACCTTTTAGCTCTGGTAGCACTAGCCTATTACCAGCGTTTAATTTACAGCTTAATTATTACCAGTACCCACAGGGCTACAGCTTTATACAATATGCAAAAACGGCTAGTAATCAAAACTTTAGGCGCGTAGTACCTAGCGGCACTATGACCGGTGAAGATACAAAGACCGCTAGCTACGCTAATACGCCTGCTATAAACGCAGCTGCACTTATGCTAGCTGAGAATATCTGGACTAGCCGTTTTAGCACACAAAACGGCGGCGTAAGCGTAGACGGTTATAGCCCTAGCCCGTTTAAAATGAGTAATACTTTAATGGCATCTATACGCGGTTTGTTAGCGCCTTACTTATCGCCTAACGCTATGGTGGGATAATGCCAGCCGCGATAACTACACTACGCAGCACTATAGCCGCTGCCTTAGCTAATAACTCTGTTTGGAGTACGTTTAGTTTTCCACCTAGCACAATAGTAGCTAACAGCGTAGTAGTAGCCCCGGCAGACCCGTACC